TCCTACTTTTTATCTGATGCAGACTTAAATATAAAGGCTGTAAAAACAATCCCAAGAAGAAACAGGACATGACCAATGACTAGCTCACCGTACCATATCCATGATGTTGTTGCTGCACAGAAGATTGTTGACCACATAACACTAAGCACGATCATAGTTTGTAAACGCTGTGCAGGTGGCAAGGCTCGTAATGGATTAGCTTTTGAGTCCATTAATTGTTCATACATATTCATGTGTTATCCTCATGTAAAATGGGGGAGCAAACACTACTCACTCCCCCAAGTTTAGTTACAGGCTGTAAATCTTTTCTTTTTTCTCTTCAGGAATTATCTTTTGAAGATTAATGGTAAGCATACCATTATTAAAAGAAGCATCATTTACAACCACGTCTTCGGCAAGAATGAAAGACTTTGAAAAAGGTCGCTTCGCTATGCCTTTGTGTACGATCTTTTTATCGTCTTCCTCTTTAATTTTCTTGCCGCTAATGGTTAGCTTGTCGGATTCTGTTTTCACTTCCAACTCTTCTTTGTCGAATCCAGCAGTGGCTAACTCAATAGTGTACTGCCCATCTCCATCTTTGATTAAGTTGTGCGGTGGATAAGAACCTGCACTTGGGTATGGAACATTGTCAACTATGCGAACCATTTCATTAAATAGTTTATCATGACCAATCGCCCAGTTAGAAAAATTAGAAAAGAACGGATGGTTACTGTTTAGACTTGCATGTACACTCATATCATTTCTCCTTATAGCAAGTTGATATTACGTGACCCATTATTGGCATCACACATATATTATACTATGTATTAGTCATTTTGTCAAGGACTTTTTTTCTTTCTCTAGTTTTTCTAGATTTTTTTGTCTAGTTTTTCTACCCCTCTCTGAAATTTCTTCTATAGTTCTTTTACAACATTCGCAAAATGAACTGGTAGGATCAAGCCTACATTCTTTTTGACACTCCATACTCATTTTCTTTGACTCTTCAGTAGGCCACCAATCACACACCACATGAACCACCATGTCCGGTGATGTCACAGATGTCATGTGTCTCCAGCCCCTCTTCAAACTCTTCACCAAGCTTCTCTACAGCCTCAGAATATGGCACCGAAGATAGAGGTTGTCCTCCCCTACATCCGTCAGGGTACACGGTGAAGCCACGCAACCTGTGAGCATAAGAGGCAAGAGTATTAGTAAACTCATCAACCGTATCTTCATTGTTAAGCTTGCTCCCCCACTTGGGTAGGTTAATCGTGCTGCTGATAGACATGTCAACATAGTCTTGAACATCTGCTTGGAACTTCATGCGCCTCTTGTAGTCTTCTGCAAGATCAAGAGCAGACTCAATCTTGTTAGGATCAATACCATACAGGTCAATGATCTCTTGTGCTGCACTATCCACCACGTACTGATAATGCCAGCGATTACCACCTTTAAGATACCTGCGCTTGTAGGCGACTGCAAAGATAGGTTCAACACCTGTGGAGGTGCCAGCTAGAATCCCAATAGAACCTGTCGGAGCAATGGCTCTATTAGCGACAGGAGTACTACAGTTAAGGGTATCAGCAAAGGTAGTGCTAACGTGGTCACTAACTCCTTTATATACTGACAACCATTTGTGAAGTCCTTCAGTAACTTCATACTTTTGTCCTCCCTTGATAAGCCATTCATGCATACCCATCAGGCCAAGTCCCAGCCTACGGTTCTTCTCTCTGGTTTGATAAACCTTTTCATATGGCAGCTTGGCCCTGAGTGTGCCGCATAGCAGAAACTTGGTAGCAAGCTCCACCACATCTGCAAACTCTTTTAGATCGTCAATGCGCCCCATATTAATAGAACCAAGATTGCACACGTCGCTATCATCTTCAGATGTAACCTCCGTGCAAGCATTACGCAACGTCTCCTTTTCCTTCTCAAAGAAATTGAACGAGAACCCCGGTTCGGCGGTTGATAAGGCTTGTCTAACATTCTGCTTAAAAGTACTCCCAACATCTCCTGTCTTCCAGTAGTTAAGTAACCATTCAGTATCATAGTTCACGCTGATATTTGTCATATCAAGCGGAGCATTAAAATTAAAGTCTTGTTCTTTAACCTGACCAATGGTGAAACCTGTCTCACCTACGGGCATGTCATACCAGTTCTTGCTAACAAGAAACTTCTCTATGTCAGCATGTTTCCAGTTGAGGCTGGCATAGATGGCAGACCTACGGCTACCACCCTGCATAACACGCCTACCAATCTCATTGATCATCTGCATCTTTGGTATAGGGCCAGAGGCAAGACCGCCAGTGCCTTGCAGTATCCTGCCTTCTTCACGATACACAGAGTAGTCAATACCAATACCACCACCTGTCATGAGACAGGACTCAGACTTCCAAGAGATGTTAGCCCAATCTTCTCTGGTATCTTCTTCTGCACGTAGCAGGTAACAGTTATTAAAGAACTTGTTATCACGTCCAGCGTAATAAAGATAACGACCACCGGGAATAAACTTTAGGTCGGTGATCATACGTTTCAGTTCGTCTTTGTCATCTTTCGGTAGGTAGTCCTGACACACATCGTCTACCAATGTAGAGGCTAGTGCATCCCATGTCTCACACCCATGATGGGCGTACTTGTGTTTAAATATGTCTTCGCTAAACTTGGAGCGAAACATAGGGTTTTCGTTAGAACGAAATTGTGGCATAGCTTTGTTCCCTTTCTAATTGTCGTATTCCATTTCCAATATGAGTTGGGCATAGTGGATTGCTTTCTCTATATCCTTTCTCCCCTCTCCCTTAGTACGGTGGCGAGTGATGTATTTTATCACATTACCCTCCAGATAGTCAAGCCCATTGGCGTGAATATATTCAACTGGTTGTATTTTACATCCCTTGTAGTGTTCCCCTCCTACTTGTTGTTTTAATGCTCTGTCTTCTTTCATGCGTCTAAGATAGTAATCATAGCTGCGTTCTCCTTTTGGATAGTTAGCTTCGTCATAGGAAAGAGTTAAGCTTTCTTCTGATTTCATTTACGTTCTCCGATGTTACAGCTTTAATTGCAAAGTTTCTAACTGTATCTGGTTCTAGTCCAGCCAGATGACAGGTGCTTTCAAAGTTCTCACACGTTACACCAACAGAGGCAAACACCCATGCTGATGCCTGATCTCTTTGAAGAGCAGTCTCATTAGTTTCATTATCCTCTTTTGGTTTGCTCATGTCTAATAGAGCTTGAAGTATAATAGCTAGATTAAGAGTTCTGTCTGGGTCTTTTTGAGTTAGATCATACAGACTATCAAAGTCAAGTATATCACTCATCTTCAAACTCCTGAACAGGACGATAAAATTTCCCGCCCACATAGTTATTGTAGTAGGCGGGTTCATCCGTTCCTTCTAGCTTTGATGTAAGAACTTTATATATCATTTGAAAATAACATTCATAGTAACGAAGGCTCCTCTTATTTTTGTACTCACCCATAACCTGAAACCTGAAATGTTTCTTACCAAGTTTCTTAATATCTTCATTAAGATATTTACTAGAGCCTGTATATGTACGCCAGTTAGATTCTACCTTCTTACCTTTGCGTGTTATATAATATTGTTTACAACCAATATAGGCTTTCTTAGTTTTTTTGTTGGTTATCCTATAAACAAATCCAAAGTTATTCTTTTTGTCAAACTCTTTATGATACTCCCAATGCGTCACCAGTTAGTCACTTCTCCTACTTCAGGTTCTTTAGCCACGTTGGTAAGATACCTACGACCATGTGCGTACTTGAACACACGAATACCTTTACCTTGATTAGCATCCGACCAACAGTCTCTCTTGTAGCCACAATAAACACAACTAACAGGAAGCTTACGGTTGCCAGACCTACCATCAGGTATATCGGAGTAGCACCTATCAGGCACAGTGTCCTGTGAAACCAATCCTTTAAGGTGAGAGATTCGCTGCTTCGCATTTATCATATCCATCTGATGTAATTTGGTAAGGCATATCTCTCCTGTTGATTTATTAATAGCAAGAAACGCTGCTTGGTCTATACCATTAGCTTCAGCATAGGCAGATATCTGTGCAACATAACCAAAAGGATCATCCTCTGCTAACTTATTATGTTTGAATTTGTCGAAGCCAACACCACTAGCAGACTTACAATCCACAACGACGCCATCAATAATACAATCCTGATGTCCGGTAACACCTTCTACCTCCACTTCTTTCTGTTGGTCTTTTACTTCATGTCCTGAGATGGTGGAACACAGGAGCAAAAGCTCTTCAAGAATATAACCATATAAAAACTTGATACGTGTGGCTGGCGTTAAGTCAGCCTGATCAAGCGGCTTGTTGACATCATACCAGATGCGACGGTCTGGCTTGCCAATGGCAGAGAGCCTGAGATTACCACGATCTTTGGGTGTGTCATATAAGAAATCTTTTATGTGAACCTTCAGCATTTCACCAAAGGTATCTATGTGTTTGTCTACCTCACTCTCGTCCATGTCTATAGGATCAAGTGTAAATAAACTATATATATCTTCAACGAGAGTGTCTATTGTTTTCATAATAAAAAGAGGAGGAGAGCAAGGACCAAAACTCTCCCCCTCCTCCTTTCTATGCTAGTTAAAAGGGAACTGCTTCAGAGTTCTGGACATATCCACCATCAACGGGTGCAAAGTCCTCCCTGCTGTCACTGTACTCAATAAAGTCTACGATCTGAACTGCTGCAAGGTCAGCAGAGATGCCAGACTTACCAGCATAATTCCATTCGTAAGGAATAGCCTTTACATTTACTTTACTACCGTTGGCTACCAGCTTACCACTCCACAGATTATTCTGTGAATCTTTTACAATAGGTGCTGCACGTTGCGTACCATCCTTACGCATAACCTTGCGCTTGATAGTTACAAAGTCTCCACGATCATCACCCTTGTTGGCGATGGGCAGACCAGAGCTTTCAATGACTGAGCGATTGTCATCGTCCACTTCTACCTGAATGCTCCACACCGGATCAAACTTAGTATTAGGCTCCGTAATGGAAGCATAGTGGCACTTACCAGTAATGTAAATAGGATCGTTCATTTCTTTCTCCTTTAAAAATACCGCACCATTGCGGCCATGAATGGGGATCATTCCCCGGTGCTGTCTACTACAAAACAACAGCATATATTATACCACATGAATCTGCGGAAGTCAACTACTTTAGTGTGTTTCTGCCCAATTATTTCCAACTTTATGATCAGAATCTAAATCACATCTAAAACTAAACTCTCTTTGTGTCTGGTACATAGCCTCTTTTGTTATCTTAGTGAACCTATTTATGTCTGGTTTTGCTACTTCAAACTGATATTCATCGTGTACAGACGCCACTAGTTTTGCATCTAGGCCAGACTTCCTTACTCGTTTATCTATCTCTACAAGCCACTGTTTACAGACAATAGCACCAGCACCTTGAAGTAAAGTATTTAAGGCTGCATGTTCTGACCTAATCATAAGACGCCTACCATCAAGACCTTTAATACTACCATTCTGTGCTGCTTCTTGCACATTAGATCGTAGTGTGCGTAGTGCTGGCATGTTAGAAAGAAACTTGGATATTAGCTTCTGTCCCTTGCCGGGACCGCCGCCCACTATTTTACCAATCTTTGCTGGACCTGCACCATAGAGAAAAGCATAGATAAAAGTCTTTGCCTGATCTCTGTTAGAAAGACCCGCAGCATGTTGATTGGCCGTGTGAACGTCACCTGTGAGAACCTCGTTAGTAAAGTCTGCATCCTTCATATAATGTGCAAGACATCTAAGTTCAAGTCCACTGGCATCTGTACCAACAAGCTGGTGTGTTTGAGCGTTAGAGACAGTCCATAGTTCTCTACACTCTTTACCATATGGACTATATACAGCGGGAACCTGTGCCATATTGGGGCTGTGGTGTGCCATGCGTCCTGTGATAGTCTTGAGCGTTAACACTCTGCCACGAACACGCATGTCCTCTCCGCACTCTTTGATCCATGCCTTGAGAAGTCCTGTTCTTTTCTGTAGAAGAAAATACCTGCTAAACATCTGTGCCTCTGGCATTTTAATCTTGGATAGGACATCTTCGTTAACAATGACATTGCCTTTATCTGTTAGTTTAGTTGGCTCCCAACCACGCTCCATCAAACGATCAGCTATCTGTTTACGACTAGCAATATTAAAAGGTATCTTCTTAGTCTTTGTTTTTAGCTCTACAATCGTAGGCTCAAACTCCTCCTCCGCATGTCGCTCAAGTTCATGTTGTTCATCTTCAAGTTTAGCAAGTAATAACTGTGCTTTCATTAGGTCAAAAGCAAAACCATTCTTCTGTTGCTTATCAAGTATGATACGAATATCACGCTCAAGATCGTAACACTGATTAGAAAACTTTTTCTTTTCTAGTTCTAAGTTTTGTGCAAGCTTACGTGTTAACTCTACATCACGCTGACAGTACTCCAGCATAAGAGGAGAGAACTCACTGAAGTCGTGGAAGTCAAGCTTCGCAAAGCCAAGCCTTTCGCCCCATGACTCCAGTGAGTGACCACCCTCCCGCACCGGATTAAATAACTGCGACTCAAGCAGTGTGTCTCTCACTTGTATTGGTGAGATAGACGAGCCAGTGAATTTGTTTAGCAGGGGTGCATCAAAGCTAATACCATTGTGCATAATAAACTGGTCAATCTTTTTAGACCATTCGCCAAACTCTTTACACTCATCACCTACCCATTTACGTATCTCACCTGTCTCGTAATGTTGTGCTACTATACAGTATATTCTCTTTGCATTAATAGCATCAGTCTCTATGTCCACTACTGCTTTCATTTTTCATATCCACTAGGTATGCGTCTGCGATTGGTATGTGAAAGAATTTTTCACCCTTTCTGATATTACGATTAGAAACTTCTTTAACCTCGCAGTCTAGAAGTGTATGACCGTCAACATGCCAAGCCTTTGTGCAGTCATGATTGAAGACCACGAAAGTAAGTATGTCATTATAACACTCACTCTTCCACTTGTCAAGAAGTCTTTGCTTACGATATGGAATACGTAGTTCTTTCCAACTGTCGGGCCACTCGTCAGTTTTCCAAGAGTACTTTACCTCTACCTCCCATAAAAGTCTGGGGTGACCCTCCGGCCCTCCTGTGCAAACAATGTCGAAGTAAGTGGTTTCGTTTGTATCAATATTGCTGTGATCATTCTTCAACCATGTAACCATAGCATCTTTAGCAGCTTTGTCAGCCATATCATACAATGCTTTATCAAAGCTTTTCTTAACTGTCATTTTTTTCTTCCCACTCTTTGTAACCGTCTACGTATGCCTGATAGTGTGCATCACGTTTGTTGCGATCCCACCACCACTCAGGCATAACATTATATCTTAATTGTTGTAAATTATTCCACTCTTGTTTGTTAAGCATTTCACTCATCGTCGTCCTCCATGAATGGGTTAGCCACCTGAGTCATTCTACCAGTGTTAGAATCATAATGCAAGTAGCAAGCAATACCTGTCTCACCAGTGTACCTGTTCTTCAGGATACGGACGGTGGTGGTGTTAGCCTCTACCTCATCCTCTGCCTGTTGGTTGCGCTCAAGAGCAAGCACGGCATCAGACAGGTGTGCAATAGATGCAGACCCACGCAAGTGTGACAGAGTAATCTCACGGCCATCCTCATGCCCACGATCACCAGCGGGGCGGCGAAGATGTGATACAAGAAGCAAACCAATCTGTGTCTCCTCAACTAGAGAGCGTAGCTTGGTCATGAGGATGTCAATAGACTTACGCTCGTCACCATTGTCTTCTTGACCAGATACAAGAATAGAAAGGTGATCAAGAATAATCCACTTGGTGTTGAGAGCCTTTGCCATGTACCGCACACGGTTCAGAATCTCATCGTTGTCTATACTACCAAAGTGATCAAACACATAGAACCTGCCACTGCCAAGGGTCTTCTCTTGCCAATCGTCAAGCTGCTCTTGCGTGTACTGGTCACGAATCTCCTTAATGTATAGCCGTGCATTAGCTTCCACACTCATGAGATTGAACGCAGTCTGCTTGGTGTTCTCCTCCATTGCAAGGACGCCAATGTTCTCCTCAGTATTGTGCATCAGGTGGTACATTAGCTCACGCATGATACTGGACTTGCCCATGCCAGCGCCAGAGGTGAACGTAAGAAGTTCTCCGGTACGCATACCATAGGTCTTCTCGTTCAGCTTGGGCCAAGGATAAGGACAGGTCTGATTGTGCGTCTCTTCGTACAAGCTACGTCCAAGGTCAGCAAGGTTGATAATACCTGCCGGAGTGTAGGTCTGTGCGTTCCACCATGTCTGAACGAACTTCTCACGCTGACCAATCTTTAGATACTCATTGGCATCCTTGAACTCAAGGTTCATGATCTTACACTTGTTAGGCTCAAACAGCTTTGCTACTGCCTGTTGTGCATCCCTACCTTGTTGATCATTATCAAAGCATAGCACTACAGTATCAAACTTATTGAGATAATCTAATGCCTGACGGCAGTTCTTGAGTGCAGATTGTGCGCCATTCTTAATAGAAACCACAGGCCACTTGGAACCAAGAAGCTGATAAGCACTCATGGCGTCAAGCTCACCCTCACATATGGTAATAAACTTACCAGCCTGACCAAAAATGTTCTGACCAAACAGCCCTGCCTCTGACAGATTACCCTCTGACCAGAACTGCTTGTCGCTGGTGCGGCGAAACTTCGTGCCAATATGATTGCTGTCTTTATCATAATACTTATACATATGATCAGTAATCATATTACCTTCTTTGACAACTGATACACCATAACGCTTACAAGTTTCTGCGCTAATCTTACGATCAGGTATATCAGAAGTAATAAAGTTCTTAGGTTGCTTATTCATATTAACGATCTTCTTTGGTGCTTGTATATTTTGCATTTGATTTCCATTCTTGTATGGTCTGGCTTCGTCGCAACTAAAACATTTAGTACCCCACTCGTAGTATGCCAGTGCATCAGATGATCCACAGTCAGGGCAGGGTTGGTGAGTTTTGTATTCCATAAGTCCTCCATATTAATTGAGCCTTAGTAGTTTCGTAGAAACTTCACTACTAAGACTCAATTAAGTTACCACTTTCCTTCACTATACTTATGCAGATCGTCAGCTATCTCCTTTCGTTGCGCTATTAATTCTTTCTCTAATGATATAAGTGTTTCAATCTGATCCACTCTCTCTAGACTTCGCCATGCAGCTTTGAATGATGTTTCAATACGGCCACGATTTTTTGGCTTGTATACCTCAATAAGAATATCCATTTCTCTATCCTTTTTGGATTCTATAAACTCCTCTTGCATTTTTTTTGGTAAGATGCTGTACGAGCCTTTCTCTGTTTCGTATTTCATCTTCGGCTTCTCTCTTCGTGCGAAAGCTTTGAACAACCACATCATCAAACTCTTTTTTTAGAAGTAATTTCCACATAGTGTAACTCATAAAGTCAACACCTGTCATCGTAACATTTTTTCCAGATATCTTCCACGAAGGTTTCTTTGTCCTCCATTATCTCATCAGCCTCTAGTTTAGCCAATCGTCTGGACTCTTTGTTATCGTATCCTTCAGACCTATACTGTCCCACCAGTGAACGGAAGAGTTCTTTCCGCTCTTTCTGCCAAAGGTTCTTACTCATTAGTCTAAATCCTCTAAGTCTTTAAAAAATTGATCTCTATCTGAAACACTATTAACATTATATCCTGAATCTTTCATTAGCTGCCAGACTTCTTCAGAATAACCAAGACTTTTTCTTAACACATCTTCTTTCTGTAGACGGTGCCAATCAAAGTCGTAAACTTTTGTCATCGTGTTCCACCCATTTATTATTTGCTTCTGTTTGTTTTGCCTTTGCTAACTCTTGTCTTAGCTGTTTAATAGTATTTTCTTGCTCTTTTACTATTGATTTCAGTTGTTTGACGTGAGTGTTCAAGGTTTCCCAAGCTGATTGTAATTGTTTATCAGGCACATTATACTCCAACTAATTGCGAATGTCAATATAAAAGATGTGATTACCTACCTGTCCAAGAGAAATAAAGTCCTCGTCTGATGCCCAGTATGGATGGACATAGGCAGCATGGTAGTGGGTAGCGCCTCCTGTTGTGCCAAGAAGAACACCCTGTAAGGCAAGCTCTGATGCACTGACAGCTTCTTGATAGGCTAGAACATTAGCTATATTTTCAGGCTTACCATCACACCAATATGAAAACTGACACTTGTTTCGTATTGGATTACCCTTCCACTCCTTTGCCTGATGGACAACATCACACACATTGTTGGGATAACGCTCAGAGTCCACCCGTGCAAGAACAACATTAGCTACAGCAAGCTGTGCTATGAATGGTTCAGACCGTGCTTCAAAGTATACTGCTTCAGCTAAACAAGATAACTCATCAGCTTTTGCAGGTGTTATATATAATATACTTATTAGTAATATATATAATAGTTTCATTGTAGCTTCTCTATTTTTATATTAAAGGGAAAACCTGTGGATAGTTCTCGTATGCCATGACACATTAGAAAAGCCACGGCATCTTCGTAGTGTTCAAATACATGTAGCTTTTCTTTTTCTTCGTCTATCATAGCATCAAAAGTATTTATATCTAATACAACATCATCTTCAGATTGAGTTATAATATAAGCCATTATGTTACTCCTGCAAATAATATATCAATAAGTATTCTAATAAAATCTAAATTCATCGTCCTTGTCCTCTATATCTTTTCCAACTGCGGCGTTTGTGTTTGTTCTTGGGACGGGAAAGAGTTCCCGCCCCTATTGATGTACGCTTCTTGATCCGATGTAGTGTCGGGTCGTACTTGTTGTCTGTCTTCTTAGACATTTTGATTCTCTTTCATTTTAAGATTGAAACGTAGTTGATGTAGTTGTTGGATACACTCTGACAATCTGTCGCCGTTCTCTGTTTTTACTGTACCATTTAATTGTAGCTGGCTCAGTATCTCTAGTGTTTCTTCTATTGCCTCAAGAGTTTTCATCGCCCCAATCCCTATAGCCTTGTTCAAATGTGGACATCTCATGTTCAATCCATCCATTGAGTTCCTCAATATCAATGTCTTCAACATCAGTATCAAGAGCTATTAGCTCCATGTATTCCTCAACCATTGGGCGACACCATGCGTCCCCTCCATAACGAAGAAACCTTTGAACATCCTCTATAGAATTAAACTCAGGTACATACATGTTACTCTCCTTTAAGTTGTATATCTTTTAATGTGTACTCAGATAGTATACCATTAAACGTATTAGAAATCAAGCACAATCCGTTCATCACAGATGGTGCATTAGTCATAGTAAAAACCATAGCCGCCATCAACGATTCCTCTGCTATATTCAAATCGTCTACGTCCTCCTGTTGTAGCAGTGTTAGCTCGTTGTAAACTTGGTCGAACACTTTCATTTCCATATTCATGTTCCTCTATTATATCATATAGTGCGTTCATTTGTAATAATCCAATGTTAGTTCTTCACCTTCTTCAATATTTTGAAGAGTGAACAGGTTATAAATCTGGCAGTCGTCCCAATCATGAACTTGACGTAGCTCACAGTTAGGCTCCTCTGTATGGTTTAAATATCCACCAATGGGAGTTCTGATTAGGCCATAGAACATGGGTACGTTAATATGTGTTGCGCCTAAGTCTGTCTCTGCTGGAATGTCCATCGTGGCGAACACACCTAGCCCCTCTATATCACTTTCTCGTATTGTTATCTCCTCCGGTAAGGGCTTGTAATAAAAAGGATTGTAATCAGGTAGCATCATTTTCAATGTCCTCAAAGAATGGATCAAATACTAGTAAAGTATGCTCATATTCTTTAGCAGCCTTCTTAGTTTTGTGGTAGGTGGTTTGCCCATCAGAGTGTTGAGCCTTCCACTTTCTACCTTCTTTAGAAATAATTCTAAAACCTTCAGTCATTTTTATATTCCTTTAATAACATATCTAATTGATCCATAGCTATATCATATGCTTCGCTTGGCGTCAACTGTTTTGTACCGGGGCGCACTGATCTTTTCATTTTGTACTTCTCACCTACCGTGCGTACTTCTTGAAAGGTCCAGCTAGTATCCCAAGTTATCTTCCACTTGTCTCCACCAATTTCTATTTCTACGAAATCAACTGTACTCATCTACGATCTCCATGTTAGGTACGAACTTTACATCTGTAAACAACTGTAATTGAAAGTCTTTGTTATGCTCATCCGTAACAGTTACAGTCACAGTTTTGAAGGTTTGAAAGTCCTCTGTAGTTACTTTGATATTTTCTACGTTGTGTATTGAAAGTCTATTCATTAGTCTATCTCCAACAGTTTTGATTCGGTTCTACGTGCGGCCTCCGCATAAGTTTTAGGATCACCCTTCGGCCATCCACCTAACTCTAAATACTCTACATACATATCAAAGATATTTTCCTTTCGTATTTCGTTTTCATGATTACTCATTGTTCACTCTCCATCTCTGGTGGTATTGAATTTTAGTTCGCCCGTATCCATATCAATATATACTATATCAATGTTTATACCTGTTTTAACAAGCCTTTTCTGCTTATCTGTCAAGCATCTATAGATTTTTGATCCGTCTTCCCTACGTGCCAGCTTCTTGCACTCAATATATTTTATATCACCGTCCATGTTTATTGCTACGAAATCAATCGGACCCTGATTTGTTTCGTCAAATACATAGTATTCACGATCAACAAACCATTTCATAGCTGCTAGTTTACAGGATAAACCTTCTCTATGTTTTTGTAATTCACTCATATCAATCTCCAAAAAACAGTCCTATAATGTAATACACTATAGCATATAGCTATATTTAAGTCAACCTGCTATTGCTGACGCTTTCTTTTTACCTGTACCATGAGCAGGGAAGCCTACGATTACTTTACGGTCACGCTTCTCGCACAACATGCAATCCGAACATGATACATTATCTTTGTAGGTAGCAGGACATACCACAACCTTCCTGCCCTTTGGCGTCACTGTATTGGTTGTCTGTTCAATAGGTAACACAGTTGCCACAGGAGCTATGTCTAAATCGCATAGCTCGTCAGCATGATCTAAATTGTTGGCAGATACATTAACAGTGAAGCCTAAGTTATTCATACTATTGACTATTATGGCATTCTGGAAGTTGTCCAATACGTCATAATGTGTGTATGTAAACCCACGTTTGCCTTCGTTAGCACGAGCAAGCTCCACACACTTGGTGCTGTCAAGGTCTTGTGTGTCACCCGGCAAGTCACCAGCTTGATTGTGTCGCCACTTGCTACCAGCAGGTAGGTCTCTGATCTTGCCAAGAAATGTAGGCCAATCGTCGCCACGCTCACCTTTGGTGACCTTGAGCCAGTGTAGTTTCAACGGCCCACTCTCCGCATAGCATCCATTATCTCTGAATGGACATGCGCTAGGACATGTTGTCGCAGTACTGGTAGTAACTGCCATTGGTCCTACCTTGCTGTTCTTTGATTTAGGTGTAATGTGATACATGGTTTCTCTCCATAGTTTGCACATAAGATAGGACGCCGTAGCATCCTATCTCTGTATAAACTACGCAGCCAACGCTACAAGTTGTGCCACAGCCCTAGCAGTGCGCTCCTTAGACTTCAGAACCTTGAGCAACTGCCTAGCAATAACCCGCTGATGGTCCCGCATACGTCCACCTTCGACGGACTTACGGTGCCGTGCCAGCTTCGCTACAGCCTTGTCAAACTTGCCCCATGAACCAATAGGGACAATTTCTTCAATCAGCTTTTCCAGCTTGGGATCAGCATAGAGGTTGTACTTGCCACGGCGCTCTACGTACTGGATGGTTGGTGTGGTCATGATAGTTCTCCTTTGTTAAACAGTTTCAGGTAGTTTGTCAGCGTTGCGAATGATCTTGAAGTTCCCGTTAGGATGCAATACCCTAATTGGCACACCAGAATCAGATGCTTTCTGGAATAGTTCCTTGCCCTTGGCAAGTTCTACCCACTCGTTTGCTACGAAAGTTTGCATTGTCGCCATGTAAATCTCCTTTGGTTGGCGGTTGGTGAAGGTTATTTTAGTTACCGCTGGACCCTTCATAAATATTCAGGGTACAGCTCAGAGTAACTAATTAGTCGCACCCCTCTGTAATCCACGCACATAATGCAATGAATACGAAGGGCAATGCCCAAAGCATTGGGAATGTATCCCAACCCTTGAACATGAAACCATACATCCCGACTAACACTGCCGGAAACGTCAATAATAAAGATACGTTTCTAATTTTCTCAAACATTAGTCTTCCTCCTTTTTGCAAGTCCAAGCCCATTCTGGGGCTTCGCCAAAGTCTTCAACTTCTTTGCCTTCGGCAAAAGCCAGCAGATCAGCCGCTACTTGTCTGGCTTGCTCTCTAGTCAGTGAAACTGACGTAAAAAATTTGTCTGCTGTTGTCACTGGATTTTTAACAGGGTCTCTACGCATAGAGACTTGAACGCATGTGCCTCTGAAGTCTCCGCCCCAAAAGCGGGTCATGTCAACTCCGTCTGCACGGGATTTTATATCAGTAGCCATTTACTCCTCCATTTTTTCAATCGCTGATAGTAACTTGACGGCGTGAAGTTTGAATTGTTCCTCACTTTGAAAAAAACCACATATTGTCAGGTGATCTTGATCTTGGTTTGCTGGATGATTTTGCAAAGCAACTAAGTTGTATTTATCAAGCATTTCTCTGAGCATTATAACCTCCGGTTATTTGGATAAAAGATAAAACATAGCCCATACTATGACATAGCCAAAGAGACCAACCATAGCACCCGTGAGAGGCTCAAACATATTAATCTCCGATTAAAGGTTGCTGATAACTTCAATGGTGGCTTCGTCCTCGTCCAACGTAGCAATCCACCAGCCGTGTTGGTCATGTACGTCTACAGCCCCGCCGTTCACCGAAGTGTGAACTTGGAAGCTACCGTCAAGGAACTGGTCAATCTCTGATTGAAGGATGGTAATGTTTGTCATGGTCAATCTCCTTAGTTTAATTAATACCCTATAGAACTCATAAGAGTTCGTTCTATAGGGGATTATTAACCTCATCATTTGTTGTTGTCAAGCCTCGTCAAATGCCACAGCATTTCATCGTATGCAAGTCTGCATTGCATGGTCTGCATAGCGTGGAAAAGCTCCGATTTGTCAAGGGGTTAGCTAAGTTTCTAGAACTACTACGAAGTAGTAAAAGTCCTATGAAACAACATCCAGAGGATGAATTGTCAAGGATTGGCAGCAAAATCTCTTTATAACTACCGTATACCCTTCGTAAGAACTAGGGTATACTCAAGAGTAGTTATGGATACCTTGGATTTGGAGGGTCACTGGCAACGAAGTTGCTACACGGGGGTAGGCACAAATGCGTACACGCATGTATATATATAAACAACACCCCCGCATACTTAGAAAAATCTATGGACCTCTCATCACTGTTGCATAAATACCACGAGGCGGTACTAATTAGCTACTTAATAGTATTTTTTTATTATTTTTTTAATATCTCTATTGTAGAACTTTACAGTATAGTGTATAATATTACTATGGAGAATTTAAATAGTAACTATATAGACTCATACATCAACCTTCAAGGTTTGTTGTCTCAACAAGTAAACAATCAATGTAATGATGACTTCTTGTCTTTCGTAAGATTAATGGCACCATCTATTGTGTCTGACTTTAGGATGGGTCGTCACATTGAAGTTATATCAGAAAAACTACAACAAGTAGAAAATGGTGAACTAAAAAGACTGATGGTCTTTCTACCACCACGATCTTCTAAGTCTGTTGTCTGTTCTAAGTTGTTCCCTGCATGGTACATAGGTAGAAACCCTGAACATGAACTACTGACGATATCTCATAGTGATCAGCTTGCCAGTGACTTTGGTAGATCAGTAAGAGACATAGTGAACACAGAAGAGTTCTCTAAGGTATTTCGTGGTGTGGCTTTGCGAAGCGACGTAAGAGCAGCAGGTAAGTGGAAGACAAACCAGAATGGAACCTACTATGCTGCTGGTGTCCGATCCCAGATTGCAGGTCGAGGCGCACATGTAGCAATCCTAGATGATGCAATGTCAGAGGAGGATGCAATATCCAGTGCAGGTAGGCGTTTCATCAAAGAATGGTATCCCGCAGGTCTCAGAACACGTATCATGCCTGACGGGGCCATCGTAATAATTAACACCAGATATCACTATGACGATCTATGTGGCTGGCTTCTCAAGCAACAGGAGAACATGCCTGACTACGAAACAATACCGTGGGAGGTTGTAAAGATACCTGCATGGGTTGACGAAGATGCAGCAGAGTTATTAGACTTGCCTGTAGGTAGCAGCTACTTTCCTGAATGGAAACCAGATCATGTACTGAAGGTAGATGAGAATGAGATTAAAGCCAGTAACGGCAGCAGGTATTGGAATGCCTTGTACATGCAAGACCCCACACCAGAAGAAGGCGGTATCATAAAGAAACGCTGGATCAAAGATTGGGAGTATGGTGATCCGCCTACATGTGATTTTATAATACAAACATTTGATACTGCTTTCTCCACAGCAAGCACTGCTGACTACAGCGTGATACAGACATGGGGCATCTTCTACATGTACAATCAGACAGATGAGGGCTACGAAGACTTTGCCCCTCACCTGATACTGCTAGGTAATATCAAAGGCCGCTTTGAATATCCAGAACTGAGGCGGCTGGCGCAGAGACTGTATAACCAACACAGACCTGATGTCTGCATGGTGGAAAAGAAAGCATCAGGTCAATCTCTAATACAGGACATGCGTAGGGGTGGACTACCTGTGATGGAGTATCTGCCAGACAGGGACAAAACCTCCAGAGTCTATGCAGCTACTCCCATAATGGAGGCTGGTCGTCTCTGGATACCCAAGGGTAAGAAGTGGGCAGACGATCTAATAGAAGAACTGATACGTTTTCCCAACGCTGCACATGATGACCAAGTGGATGCCTTAACGATGGCAATCCACTATATGAAGGACTCATGGCACCTGACCCACCCTGATGATCCAGAGTATGATGATGTCCCAAGACAGAAAGTTGCTACATACTGGGATGTATGATTTGGGAAAACAGAAAAAGTATGCTATAATAATAACATGATTGATTTAGAAAAAAAAGTAAATGAATTAGATAATAAGTTAAATGCTCTTATTTCTGTTCTTCAAAAAAATAAAAAGCCGGAAGTAAAACTTTTTCCATCAGCTTATATTAAAGATGATCTAGGTTATGAGTTTTATGATGATCTAACTGGATTTATGCGGTGGTACTTTGAAGAATGTCCAAATAAGTTTCAAGTTCCTTTTGATAATCCACTTTTATTTATTGAGGGACACACTGCCTGTACTTTATTTAGGCATGGACCGTATCAGGTAGAACTTGTTTATATGCAACCTGATACAGTAACTTATGATCATAATCATCCTGATGTAGATAGCTATGTTGTCTATCTTTATGGCACAAACTTTAGATATAAAGGAAAAGAAGTTCTTAGTAAACAAGAAGGACATTATGTAGAAAAAAATGGAAAAGCTTCTGCGTATATGAGAAAGATAAGACTGAAGCCAAATACGGTGCATGGTGCAGAGTCTGGTCCTAATGGAGCATGTTTCTTTTCTGTTCAAAAATGGCTAAGTGGTAAAGCTGGAGAGTCTATTGCTAATAGTTGGAACGGTGAAGAGTTAGGAGAAGAACACGCAAAAGGTATTCGGTGATGACCGAACTAGAAAAAATAATATATACTTTAGGTTTATCTGAGTTACACAGAAGTTGGACGACCACAGATATTATAAATCGTGTACTACCTCCATTAAAACTTAAACAGTATATTTTTATTTCAAATGAAAAGGTTCCTTTGTTCTATGCTTCATGGGCATTTATGAATCAAGAGTCATCAGATGCTAGAGAATTTTCAAAAAGAAAAATTCAAATACAAGATTGGAATAATGGACATGTTCCGTGGATTATGGATATTGTTTGTCCTATGGGCGGAACAGCAGAGGGAATTAAAGAGCTAAAGAAAGTTCCTAGGCATCTAGGTGTTAAAGGAAAAATAAAATTCTTTAGAACTAAAAAGGGGAAGAAAGAGTTACATCATGTTACATGGCTATAAAAAATCCAGATACAATATTTATGATAACTTAGAGTTTCTAGGTCTGAACCCGTATGAGCTAAAACATTTTTGTTTTGGTGAGTCCGGTGACGATGGTGCTGGAGATGATGCCGCCGCCGACTACTATGAGTCTCTTACAAATCCTGAAGCTGTAGCAGCAATGGCAGCAGTAGAAGAGGCTTCAAGACAGGCAGAAGAAAAAGCATCAGGAAGACAGGCAGCAGAAGAAGCATCTAGAGCGCAAACAGCATCACTAAGTCAAGCACAGAGAGATGCAGCAAATCAGATGAGTTTGGCTGATCCTACTCTAGATGTAGCATTTAATCTTGATCCTAGTATAGTTGATCGTGAAAGTTTAAATGAATTACAGCAAAACTATTTTAATATGCTTGACGATGTTGCCGAAGTAGACCCCGGCCTTGCTCAAAACTTACTAGATGCAAGAAGTATAAATACTGCTAGATATGGTATTTATAATCCAGAGGCAATGAATAAACTAGAAAAGCGAGGACTTAAAACTTTTGGTCTTGGTTATAGAGGAAGATTTGAAGCACTAAGCCCCGGAGGAGGTTTATCAAGAGAGGACTATGATCCTAACTCTTTAACAGGTGCTGGCACAGATGAAGCAAGTACTAATAAAGCTTTATTTGCAGAGTTTGCTAAAGAAAATCCTAGCCTCACAACAGTAGAAGCTTTAACTGAATATAACGCTATGACTAATCCAGATAGTCAACTTTCAATATCAGATGTGCAGTCTATGGGCTTTGACCTTAATGCTGCTGTAGGACCACAAGCAGATTTTAGAGAAGCAGCGGCACAAAAGGGATTAGCACAAGGTATTGGTTTTCTCGCTCAAACAGCAGTAACTGGAAGTCCTATTGGTGTGATAAGTGATATTGCATTGTCAGGAACTGGTAAGGGTGTTTTGGGTCATACAATAGATGCAGTTGAAAAAGCAACAGGTTTTGAACTACCAGAGTTGCCTGATATTGGTATTAGTATTCCATCTTATCAAGAAACAGCAGTTGATTTTTTTGGTCCTGCACAAGACCTAATGGACCCCTCTTCTTTTGGTATAAGTCCAAGTTCAGCAACTGGAGTGGCTGCTCCAACAGATGCAGATATAGGATTTACTGGACCCACTGATGTTTACGATTATGGATTTGATGGTCCTGAACAGATAGCACCACCGCCTGTAGAAAAACCAGTTATAAAAGAAAAAGAAGAAGTTATTGAAACACCCGCTCCGTCTTTTCCTGTTAGAGATACAACACCACCATCAAGAATAAGTCGCATAGCAAATATTTATAACATTAGCGAAGATGCCGCTAAAAGAATGTTAGGAGTTGCATGATGGCAACAGAACGTAATCCTTTTGATCGTATACCAGAACAAGAAACAAATGTAGTTCCTCTTGCTCCTGAAACAGAAGATATTGATGCTACTTTTGAGGTTGCAGAAGATGGTGGTGTTATTGTAGACTTCTCTGATAATATAGAGATGGAAGCCTCTGAAGATATTGCTGAATGGTATGGCAATATGATAGAGAATATGGATGAAGATGATCTAGAAGAAATAGCAGCAAACGTAATAGAAAACTTTGAGGCTGATAAAGATTCTCGTTCAGAGTGGGAGTCTATGTTTGAGCGTGGTTTTGATCTGTTAGGTCTAAAGCTAGAGCAAGGGTCTGAACCTTTTCAAGGTGCGTGTACTGCTGTGCATCCTCTGTTAATTGAATCAGCAGTTAAGTTTCAATCTAAAGCATCTGGAGAGTTGTTTCCCGCTAATGGTCCTGTTAAAGCTAGGATCATGGGTAAGTCAACCACTGAAAAAGAATTACAAGCTAACCGTGTTCAGAACTTCATGAACTATCAACTTACTGAACAGATGCCGGAATACTTTGACGAGTTTGAAAGAATGCTGTTCCATTTACCATTGATTGGTTCTGCGTTTAAAAAGCTGTACTATGATGCCACCGTGAAGCGTCCTAAGTCAGAGTTTATTCCTATTGATCAGTTCTATGTGTCTTACTATGCAACTGACCTTTCCAATGCAGATCGTTATACGCATGTGATCTATCGCAGTCCAGTAGAATTACAAAGAGATATGAGGGCTGGTGTATATGGAGATATTGAGCTAGGCTCTCCTGCTTCCTATCCCACCACCTCCTTCAGTGAGAAGATGGATACAATCATTGGTTTGTCTCCTATGTCAGACCATGACCCACAGTATGTTCTACTAGAGCAACACTGCTATCTTAATATTGAAGATGAAGAAGAAGCCTGTC